TCAACAATTAAGACAATGCCAACAATTATTTGGTTCAACATTTGCTGGGTTGTTTTGGCAAGTGCTTCAATCATTAAACATTTTGCATAGGAGAAGAACATGAGTGATTTTTTTGAAACTGGGATTAAAGACATTATCTTTGCATATGGCGTAGTTGAGTCAAAAGCAGAGTCTCTTGAGGTAAAAAGCGAAGTATTAGAACAACAACGAGACTTTTGGATTAATTATTCTAAGTCTCTTGAGAAGATGCTTATTCAATGGAAAGAAATAAGCGATATGTACAATGCTGCGATTATGACTGAACTTATTGGACTTGATAGCAATCTAATCCAAGCAGCAACTGAAAAATACGAAAAACATTTTCGTGAATATCTTGTATGGAAGGAGGATAAAGATGGAATACCAGGAATTTCTTGAAAGAATTATAAATCCAGTATCAAAGTGCGTAATGCACGACGATGCCGTAAATGCTGCGCAACTCATTGATATGTGGCGAGGAGTTGCCCTAACCTTATTCCATGCAATCCAAGAAGGCGCTGGTGGCGAAGGAATGGATGCATACTGGTGGGCAGAAAAAGAAGAGCAAAGAATTATTAATTCGCAAAGTTATCAAGGAGTAAAACGTGGTTAACACAGTTCTATTAGCGGCAATCACGGGAATGCTTATCGGGAAGTGGATTTTTGAGCCACTTCTAGATATTTGGCTAGACCACAAAAAAAACCGTGGACGATAAAGAATTCGCTGCAATGTCTTTACGTCTTAGTGACGCGGAGATGGATGTTGAGTACTACCGCAATCTTGCGTGGAACTTTGCTGTAATGCTTTTGCGCGATATCGGATATAAAGACCCTACAGATGAGCATATTGAGTCGTTTATGCGTCGCGCTGGTGGCAGAGAAGACCTTTACTGAACTATACGGGTATTTCTCTTAAAATTACTTACCCAAGTAAAAATAGGAGAAAAAAGTGGCAGGCATTATCCCACCATCAGTTGTTACTTATACATACCCAGTAGGAAATGAATACGATAACTACGTCAATGTTTCTTTCCCATTCCGCGTACGCATTCAGGAAATTTGGTTTACTGGCGATGTTCAATTGTTTGCAGATGACAACCAATTCGGAACAGAACGTGGTTTGAAACTGGCAGCGATTAAATCGCGCAACCCAAAGAATCCAGTTGACCAATACGACTTTCCATCGGATTGGAATAACTTCTTTGGAACTGCAAGTGATGGCGATGGATACGGTTTTTGGCAAAATGCTGATGAATCATTGAAGCCAACGATGTGGATTGGAAATCCAGATGAGCGTCCAGAAGGTGAAGCAGTTCAATACGCTGGCTATGGTTTCTGGGGTGCTGGTTTCCGTAGTACGGCAAAATCTGCTCCAGAACTTGGCAGCGAATCAAACGGTTACTGGATGAACTGGAACTGGAATGAGCAGGAATATTACGACCGCCGATACCAGAGCGACCTTGCAATTATGAACCCAGACGAAATGCTTACATGTCTGGTTTATAACTACACTGGAGACTGGAGCAATTACAATACTGGTGACGCAAAAGTGACAATTCATGTTGCTTACACTGGTATGAGCGACGCAGGAACAGATGCTGCTGGAAATGCTCCTTGGTATGACTGGTGGTACGACTGATAATATTGCCAAATGGACTTTAAGTCACTTTGGTTTTGGAAATCTAAACAGTTAACGGACAGATGGGCGGAAGTTCATGCTTTCTCTTCGGAGGAGTTTGAACATCCGTCCATCGTCGTTTCTGAGGAATGCCCCACTTCAGAAAAGCCAGTATGGCACTCATCTATTGACGAGCAAGGAAATTTAATAATCCACTTTGACGATGTTGAAGCAATGGGGAACGTACCGCCACTTTGGTATGTAGTAAAAGAGACTTCACGACCACACCCAAACGGTCCAGCGATTCCTTGTGTATTTGTGTTTGCTTTCTACGGGCCAGACTTTCCAAGCGGAACAATTGTAAAAGAATCAGATTTGATTGAGCGCGGATTTATCTCTCACTCTGAAAGAGTCGGTCATATCATCTGGTTCAGGAAAGATTCTAAACTCCAGCAAATAACTGTTTTAGAAAAATGGCGCAGGAGAAGAATATCTCTTGCTCTATTTGGTGTTGCAGACCTTGTGATTGTTTCTGGAGAGTATGGACCGTTCATTCATGGTGGAGAAATAACAACTAATGATGGTGAGAAACTTAGGGAAGCATGGAGACACAGCAATAGAGTTGACGAGCGCGCTGGCTCGGTATCGCAAGAAGTGATAGAGCCCATCTAATCTAAAAATGCAATAGTGAAATTTGCTTTTTCACTATTTGAGATGGTTTAATAAACTCCTATGTTTATCTTTCTTATCATCTCTGCTGTACTTATTGTTTCTATCCACAGAGGCGTAATGAACTCTGTTGACAACTATAACTATGGCCACGGCTCACACGAAGAATGGCGTGAGTTTGAGCGTCAATTCCAGTACGAGGATGCTTTTAAGTTTTAGGGCTAAAGCGCTCTTGTCTTTCCAATAGCCAATTAACCAAATCATTAAATGGGCGAATGTGCTCTTTTGGGCAACAAAGCCATGTTTCTTCTATCTTTCTGTATTTATCATATCCAGTAAATGAGTACCAATGCGGCTCGGTTGATGTTGGAACAACCAAAATTTCTTTGCTTACTTGGGAGATTAAAACCGTGGCAAGAGGTTTTACTTCTTTTGCGTACCACCCAGAAAGAGTATCAACAATAATGCTTGAGCGAGCAAATTCTCTTGGGTCAGATGTAAAATTTTGACTCTGTGATTTTGATTCTAGACAACCAGGCATGTTTTTAAATTCAATATCTTTTTCATACCTGGTCATGTATTCGCGCTCTTCTAGCGTTTGTGCAATTTTAACTTCATTTGCGTAGCACAAAACCCCAAGACTATTTAGGCGTTCAGCAACAACTTTTGCCCATTTTCCACCAAGGTAATAAGATTTTTCGTAATTAAATTGGTTCATTACTTACTAATCATAGCAAGTATTTGAGCCTTTCCCTTTGCTCCAACTTCACGCTTAACTATTTCTCCACCTGAAAACAAAATCAAAGTAGGGATGCTCATCACATTGTACTTTTGAGCAATATCGCCGTTTTCATCAATATCAACCTTTGCAACAAGCACTGAATCTGAATGCTCTGCATCAATATCTTTCAAGATTGGTGAAATTGCCTTACATGGTCCGCACCATGCAGCCCAGAAATCAACTAGAACTGGTATTGGAGATGTTTTAATAACTGTTTCAAAATCATATTTATTTAGGTGAACAATCATTATTCTTCCTCAATAAAGATACATTCGCCTGGGCATTCTTCTGCCGACTCAAGCACATCATCTAATAGTTCATCTGGGAAAGAAGCCAAACCATCTGCTCCTTCTGGATTGCCTCGTTTCGCGGAGAAAATTTTGTCTCCTTCTTTCACATAGGCAAGGCCGTCCTCTAACATGATGAACACACTCGGGCATATTTCTGCGCATAGTCCGTCTCCAGTGCAAAGGTCTTGGTCAATCCAAACTCGCATTACTTTCCTTCTAGTTCGTCAGGGATTCCGTTGCCATCTTTGTCTTCACCATTACGCCCAGTTGAAATCATAAGACCAGCAAGCGTACCAGTAATAAATGTTGCTACCGAAGAAAGAACTCCGAAGAACATCTTGTCGTTTTCTGCTTGAGCGCCTATTGGCTGAGTCACGAATACAAGGGCATAGAGAACACCGATTGTTGTGAGAGTCAATACTCCTGCTAGAACACATCCGACTACAAACTTGAGACGTGCATCTAACTCTGCTGGTGTAAGCCTATTTTTCATGGTACTACTGTCTCCTCTACTGGAACTGTTTCCACGCTTGTTTCGGATGGGTCCCATCCAAGAAGCGTTTTTGTGCACGCGCCATCTACTTCGCATATTGGTGGACTGCACTCCTTCTTTTCCCAATTTTCTGGGTCTTGGCATGCATAACGGTATTTTCCGTTATATCCACATGCCGACACAGTCAATAGCAAAAAAATTGCTAGGAATAATTTGCTAACCTTTTTCATTACTTGTGCGCGTTATAAGCGCTCGCTGTTGCGCTTCCCATGCTGGAGTCAGTAAACGCCTGCGAGAACTCCTCTTTACGCGCGCTTCCATCAACCTTATTAAATACGCTGTTGATTTCTTCAACGCTAAGTTTCCCATCATCCAAGAATGCACGAGATAGACCTTCAACTACGGTCGCAACGCCAGCAATGCCAGCCATAAAGATTGCTTTCCAAAGTGGAACTCCAGCAATTGTTCCAGCACCAATAACGCCCAAACCAGATGCTGCGAATGTTGCAAGAATACGCAAAACAATATTTTTAATCTGTTCCATTACCGTGTTCCTTCTTTGTGACCTTTTTTATCTTTATGGGTACGCAGAGGATGACCTACAGGAAGATATTGGCGACGCTTGCCTGCTTTAGTGCCAGCAATATGTTC